ACGCTGACTACTTTGTCACATGAATTTCCAGTACATCGACAAGCTTCGTCTCACCACCCCGAAGGCGACGTTCAAGTATCCCAAGCTCATCGAACCCGAGACCAAGTTCACCCCTGAGGGTCACTACAAAGTGACCGCTGTCATCCCAGCCGACGAGGCTGACTACATGTCGGCCCAGCTCGACACCTTGTTTGAAGCACACAAGGCCAGCCTCAAGGCCCAGGCCCCGAGCCAGAAGTTCAAGGCCATCGATCCCAGCTACGGGTACGAGGACATCGACGGCAAGCCTTGCTTCACCATCAGCGTGAAGATGAAAGCCAAAGGCATGGACCGTGATGGTCGTGCTTGGTCTGCAGTGCCTGCTCTCTTTGATGCAAGCGGTGCACCGGTCAAGGATCGCGACGCCCTGCGTGGCATGTGGTCCGGCACCACTGGTCGTGTGTCGTTCGAGGCCTGCCCCTTCTACCAACCTGCCCTGGGTGCCGGCATCACGCTGCGTCTGAAGGCTGTGCAAATCCTCAACCTGGTGGAATCTGGTGGATCAGCCGACAGCTTCGGGTTTCAAGAGGAAGCCGGCGGCTGGGCGGCCAGCGAGGCGAAGGCGAGCGTCCCCTTCGACGCAACGGGAGCGGCAACAGACGAGGGGTTTGACTTCTAGTCGGTACCGGTCGAAGTTCGAGGCATCAGTAGCAGCCAGCCTTAAGGCCCGTGGCTTGCCCTTCGGTTACGAGGTGCAGGCCCTGGCGTACACGATCTCCGCGGTTTACACCCCGGACTTTGTGTTGCCGAACGGTGTCATCGTGGAGACCAAGGGGCTGTTCGACTCAGACGACAGGCGCAAGATGGTGGCCGTCAAGGCACAGCATCCAGACCTGGACATCAGGCTCTGCTTCATGAAAGCAGACGTCAAGTTGAGCCGGGCCCCTCGGTCCCTCACGTACTGGCAGTGGGCCGAGAGGCACGGGTTCCTCTGGTGCGAAGGCAACATCCCAACTGCATGGACCAATGCCATCCAAGTTTCTAAAGCATGAGGCTTGCCCCGAATGCAAATCCAAAAACAACCTGGCCCGCTACGACGACGGTCACGCCACCTGCTTCGGGTGCGGGTACCAGGAACAACCAAAGAAAGAGAAAGCCGAGCCCCGCATGGAGCCATTACCACCACCGGTTACCCCGACGCTTGAGTTTGTCGAGGCCCGGGCCCTGCCCAAACGGGCCATAACGGAGGAGACCTGCGCCCTGTTTGGCTACGGGTTCTCCACGCACAACGGTCGCCCCGTCCAGGTGGCGCCGTACCGCAACCAATCCGGCAAGGTGGTGGCTCAGCACCTACGTGGTGCAGACAAGCGCTTCAGCTGGCTTGGTGACACCTCTGGACTGCAGCTCTGGGGTCAGCACCTCTGGCGTCAGAACTTTGGTAAGGAGACCAACCTCTTTGTCACCGTGACAGAGGGGGAGATCGACGCCATGTCTGTCTCCCAAGTCCAAGGCAACAAGTACCCGGTGGTCTCGCTCCCCAACGGGGCGCAGTCCGCCAAGAAGTACCTGGCTGCCAACGCCACATGGCTGGGTCAGTTCGCACGGATCGTGCTTTGCTTCGACTCCGATGAGCCGGGCGTCAAAGCAGCCGAGGAATGCGTGGCTGTCTTGCCTTTGGGCAAGGTGGCCGTGTGCCAGCTGCCGCGCAAGGACGCCAATGAGATGCTGGTGGCAGGCGAAGGCGACGTCCTTCGTGAGCTGCTCTGGAAGGCAACGCCAACCAGGCCCGATGGGATCGTTAATGCCAACGATCTCTGGGAAGAGCTGATCAAGCCTGGCTCTGAATCAGCTTGCCCCTACCCCTGGCCACAACTGGATGCCATGACCCGTGGCTTTAGACGTGGCGAGATGGTGACTTTGTGCGCAGGCTCAGGCGTGGGCAAGTCCAGCGTTTGCCGGGAGTGGGCCCATCACTTCCTGCGGGCTGGCCTCCGGGTTGGGTACATCGCCCTCGAGGAGAGCACCAAGCGCACCATGCAGGGGATCGTCGGCATTGAACTCAACAAGCCGATACACCTGGACCCCAATGCGGCCGACGAGCATCAGATCAGAGATGGCTTTGACCGTGTGTTTGGCACTGGTCGGTGCTTTCTCTATGACCACTTTGGATCGATGGATCCAGACCACCTCATCTCCAAGATCAGGTACCTCGCCGACGCAGAGGGTGTCGACGTCGTCGTTCTCGACCACCTCACGATCGTCATCTCAGGACTGACAGACCTGGATGAACGTCGTGCCATTGACGTGACTTGCACCAAGCTGCGCCAGGTGGTGGAACAGACCGGCATCGGCTTGGTGCTGGTGTCCCACCTCAAGCGACCGGAAGGCCGCGGCCACGAGGAAGGGGCGCAGACCAGCCTTGGTCACCTCCGCGGTAGCCACGCCATAGCCCAGCTTTCAGACATGGTGGTCGGCTGCGAGCGGAACCAGCAGGGCGACGCTGCTGAACGCAACGAACTGCAGTTGAGGGTGCTGAAGAACCGGTTCTCCGGGACGACAGGGCCCTGCGACAAGCTGCTCTATGACCAAGACACCGGCCGCCTTGTGGTGCCCATGTCCCAATACTTCGGAACCTAAACCTCAAATGCAAAGATCACCTCTGCCGAATGATGTCTCAGCCGTATGGCAGAGATGTCTTAAACGCGTTGCCTTTTCCCCAAGGGGATGCTGGGAGTTTCAAGGACACAGGACCACTGGCGGTTATGGCCGAGTCGTAACAAGCGTGGGCAATCGAATGGTGCACGTTATTTCGTATGCCGTTCACTGCGGACAGCCTGTCAGTGGGTTAGTGGTTGCGCATCTCTGCCACAACCCCGCCTGTTGCAATCCCGTCCACCTACAGCTAATGACACAGAAAGAAAACGTCGCCCAGCAACTTGCACGTGGAACGTTTTGCTTTTCGCCGCGCAAGCGAAAGCTTTCCCGCGATGCCTATCCGTTGATTCGCATGAGTCATGCCTACAGAAACGTCAACGCCTTGAGCCTTGCGGAACAGTACGGCGTTTCTAAATCACTCATTGAAAAAATTCTTTATTCCAATTACTGAGGACATCATTTTGCATTGCCCCAACTGCGATACATCTGCCGAACGCACCACCTGCCGCATCATCCAGACCCGAAGCGACACCGTTGAATCCAAGCTCCGTCAACGTCAATGCAGGATCTGTAACCACAAGTGGTGGACCTGCGAGACGGACCTGCCACCAGGCGCCGTCAAGTGGAGGGTCAACGACGACGACGACGACGACGACGACGATTCATTCACTGTGCCCAGGCGCGTGCCTGGTTTTCTGCGCGTCACTTACTCATGACACTGCTAATCGACGCTGACTGGCTGCTGTACGCAGCGTGCTCCGCCTGTGAGTACGACATCCGATGGGACGAATGGATCCACACCCTGCACCTTGAGCAGTCGGATGCCAAGAGTTACATGACCCACCAGGTAGGTCGGTGGCAAGAGGCGACTGGCCACAAGGACGTGGTCATGTGCCTGTCGTCCTACCCCACCTTCAGGCACCAGCTGTCCCCGGAGTACAAAGCCAACCGGGCTGGACGTCGCAAGCCCTTGGGCCTGCGTGACATGCGGGCCTGGATCGAGTCCGAGTACGACGTCAGGTGTCACCAAAGCCTGGAGGCCGACGACGTCATGGGGATCCTGATGACCAACGGCATGTACCAGGACCCGATCATGGTCACTGCCGACAAAGACATGCGCACCATCCCGGGCAAGTTGCTGCGCATGGACAAGATGGAGATCAACGACGTCGGTGATGCCAACAGGAACTGGATGACCCAGGCCCTGGTCGGCGACACCAGTGACAATTACCCCGGGTTGAAAGGGTTCGGACCAGTGAAAGCTGAGAAGCTTTTGGCCGAGCACTACACCTTGCCAGCCATGTGGAACGCAGTGGTCGAGGCCTACCGCAAGGGTGGTGGCACGTTTGGTGATGCGTTGCTCAATGCCCGCATGGCCCGGATCCTGCGATACGGGGACTATGACTTCGTCGCAGCTACGGTGGAACTGTGGGACCCAGACCGTGACCCAGCAATGAAGATCGATGGATGATCTGTTTCCTCCGATTGACGAGGCCCTGATCAAGCGCTTGGACGAGGTTTATCCCGAGGCCAGCCCTGATCCCAGCCATTCCGATCGAGAGATCTGGATGGCAGTAGGTGCACGCCAGGTGGTGCGCATGCTACGGGCCGTTTATCTTGAGCAACAAAACGAGGATTGATCCATGTGCGGAGGAGGAGGTGCTGAAAGGCAGCAACAACAGCAAGCTGAAGCTTCAGCTGCCGCTCAAAAGCAGAGCCTTGCGCTCCAGCAGGAGCAGATGGCCATGCAACGGGAGGCGGCTGCTGCTCAAAAGGCCCAGTACCAGGAGCAGCTTGCCATCAGCCGGGCCGCTCCACCTCCTGCCCCCAACCCTGGGGCCATGGCTGCAACGCCAGCGCTTGAAACCATGGACCAGACCACTAAGCAAACCATTCGCGCTGGCATGGGTCGTCGCAAGCTTCGGACAGACCTGCCACAAATGTCTGCTCTCGCAATCCCAGGAGCGGCCTGATCATGTGCGCAGGTTCTCCAGCAGGGTTCCTTCAACCAGAGACCAAGTTCTCCACGAACTACGGTTACGGCGCCGTCGGTAAGGCCCCGGCCATGGCCAAGGAGGAGCGCCAGTGGTACAAGGACCAAGGGTTTGGTGACCCGAACACAGTGGTGGGCAAAAGGCAAGGCGCCGGCGGTGGCAGGTACGGGATCCCAAGCTCCGCTGGCTATTACCAAGGCGTCAGCCCCGAGGCCCGCTACCTCTACACCCAGTCGTCGATTCCGAAGACCGTGTACCTGGAGCAACGGGCGCCGTCGGCAGCATCAAGCCTTGGCGTCCCAGCCAACACCCGCTACGCCGGCAAGTCCCTGACCATTAACCCCATGGCCGCGTAATGGAACTCAACCTGACCAGCAACGTTGACCGCCAAGCCAAGCCGTACGGGGAGGACGGCGGCACGGCTGCGGCCAGGTACGGCCAACTGCAAACCAATCGGGACCCGTACCTGCAACGGGCCCGGGACTGCAGCAAGGTCACGATCCCGGGGTTGATTCCGGATGCAGGGCAAGGGGACCGTGGTCGATTGAAGACCCCGTACCAAAGCCTTGGCGCACGCGGCGTGAATTACCTGGCCAGCAAGCTGCTGATCACGTTGTTTCCCCCGAACTCCAGCTTCTTCAAGCTTGAGATCGACGACCTGGCACTACGGGTTGCGGAGCAAGGGCCAGAGATCAAGACCGAACTGGACACAGCGCTGGTCCAGGTGGAGCGGGCTGGCATGTCTGCCTTTGAGGTGGCCAATGGCCGGGCCTCAATGCACGAAGCGTTCAAGCACCTGCTGGTAGGTGGCAACGTCTTGCTGTACGTGGCAGAGGACGGCATCAAGGTAATTCACCTGAACCGTTACGTCGTGTGTCGTGACCCGATGGGTTCCGTCACCGAGATTGTGGTCGAGGAGGAGGTCTATCCCGACGCCTTGCCCGTTGGGTTGTACGACGACATCGACGAGGAGGACGGCGGATACGAATCAGGCCGTAGCTCCAAGACCGTAAAGCTATACACCCACGTCGAGTACGAGGAAGGCAAGGTCCATTGGTACCAGGAGGCCAAGGGCAAGGAGATCCCTGGGTCGCATGGCATGTGTGACATGGACGTGAACCCCTGGATTCCCCTGCGCTTCAACCGGGTGGACAGCGAGGAGTACGGGCGTTCGTACATCGAGGAGTATTACGGGGACCTGCTGGCCCTCGAGAGCCTGTACCAAGCCATCATCGAAGGGGCTGCGGCCGCGGCCAAGGTTCTGTTCCTGGTCAACCCCAACGGCACCACCCGGCCACGCACCCTGGCCAACGCTGAGAACGGAGCCATTGTCCAAGGCAACGCTGCTGACGTCACGGTCATCCAGACCCAGAAGGCCCAGGACCTGAACATCGCCAACAGCACCATCGAGCGGATCGAGGCTCGGCTGCAGTTTGCGTTTTTGCTCAACACCGCCATCCAACGACGCGGGGAGCGGGTCACCGCTGAGGAGATTCGCTACATGAGCCAGGAGTTGGAGGCTGGCATTGGTGGCCTGTACTCCATCTTGACCCAAGAGTTGCAGCTACCACTGGTGCGTCGGTTGCTTCACGTCCTGCGCAAACAACGCAAGCTCTCGGCTTTCCCGAAGGGCAAGGGTGGCGTGCCATTGGTCAACCCAAGACCCGTGACTGGACTGGAAGCGATCGGTCGTGGCGATGACCGCAACAAGTTGATCCAGTTCATCACCACTGCCACCCAAACCCTGGGCCCTGAGGTGATTGCTAAGTTTGTGAACATCGATGAAGCACTGCGTCGTCTTGCTGCAAGTGAATCCATCGATACAACAAACCTGGTTAAGTCCCAGGATCAGCTACAACAGGAAGCAGCTGCTGCTCAAGCCGAGCAACAGCAAGCAGGCCAACGTGAAATGCTGATGACTGGCCTCAAGTCACCAGCAATGGCACAAGTGGCCAACAACTACACCCAAGAAGGAGCACCTTATGGCCCGCAGTTTGCAGAAGGAGCTGACCCCGGACAACCAGGATCCCTCCCTAACTCCCTCCCAACCCCTCCAGCAGGACCCGGTATCCCTAGTGGGCCCTCCGGCGAAGGTGGAGCAATGGGGCCCAACGCCTGACATCGTCATCGACGTCATTGAGCCTGCTGCCGCAATGGCCCCAGACCGAGAGCCTGTCGTCACATTCGGCGACGACGGATCCATCACCATCAACTGAGATTCATGCCTGAAGCAATCACGATCACTCAAGACGAAAGCCCAGCGCTGTCACCCGAGAACGAGGAGATGCTTGCCGCCATGGCAGGCGAAGACGACAAGGAAGGTGAGTTACTTGCCGG